GGGCAGGCGAGGCGAGATCGGCCTTCAGGGCGAGCGCGTCGAACACGGCGTTCTGTGACGGTGCGACCGTGGTCGTCCCATCGTTGATGGCGTCAGCGACAAGCCCGCCACCGCCAGTATCCGAAGAATTAATTGGTAATAGACTCTGTAGAGACTCCCAATCTGATTCACCGTCACCAATTTTAATTGCTATAACATCAGTGCTAGTACCATCGAACGCTACACCCCACTCACCCCTAGCCAGAATAGGATTAACGTCTAACCAATTCTCTACGCTATCGCGTCTCATTTGGATTTTTTGAGCCATTATGCGCCACCTCCATCAATTTCATCCTCGAATAGTCCAGAGGAATCGCCACCATCAATTATTACGTCAAAAGCTCCGAAAGCGTCACCACCATCGATACCGTCAGCGGGACCTTCGTCCTGATCATCAGTGTAGTAGTCAACGATCTGACATGCCACGATCCACCAGTATTTATTATAGGGACGATCCCAGTCACGAACCCTATTGATCTCGATGTTCTCTAGGGAACAATTAAACATGATACTATTATCTACATAATCATAGACTGGGAAGAGTGTGCCCGTACGTCCGATCGCACTCATCTTCCCTCTGAGGATATCAAAGAGGTCACCCGAAAGGGCTACCCCGACAAACTCGTTCTCAGCAAAAATATCGATGAAAATATCCCAGCGATTCTCAGCGAGCGTACTACCCATCTCCCAGGCAGATTCTGTTAAATCCTCCGAGGAGATCCCGATCTGATTCGGTTTGATCTCTGTCCCAGGGTTGATCTGTTCAGCTAGAATTGTAACATCAGAACGAGTGCCGGGGTTACTCGTCAACCAGCCAAGATCAGCCATAGAGTCACTGACCATCCGGTAGAAAGAATCCTGAATACAGGCTAGACGCTTACCTCCAACGTACGTACTCATGATTCATCATCCGCCTGGCAGTGGATCGTGTATACTGTAGGGAGAAATAGAGAGACTGGAGGTTCCACGAAATTAATCGTGTACATATTGCCTCCAAGGCGAACCTTGTTAGCTCCCTTGACCAGAATATAGTCTTCGTCCATTACAGTGATCTTCACTCTAGGATTTTCAAATTCTCCAATAGCAGTACCGTGCTGTCCCCGTTCCACAAATTCATAGACACAATCGACCTGCACTTCGTCATGCTGATCTATTGTCAGAGGAGCTTGATTAAAGTCGAAAGGGCGACCAGCTGAATTAGGATTAGCAAACGTAGCTAGAGTCTCCCATACAAATGTAGCCCGCTCCTCTACGGATGTGGGCATACCCATTTGCATGGTTGAACGAATAGCATCACGGAACGCTTGCTCATTGAAGCCAGCACCGAATGAAGGATTAGACGGTTGGGCCATTAGTTACCAACCCACACCGAAATACCTTCATTCAAGGCAGATTGGCGGGACTGATATGTGTCAATGAGATAGAAGGCTCTTGTCACTCCAGTCTCTGCCAGTCGTTCCAGAAGATAAATTCTACGTTGTGACAGATCGTCTAACAACGCCTTCAATAATTGTGCTGATTGTTGTGTCTCATACTCTACCGGTCCAGCCTTAGCACGGAATGTAGTGTTCAGTCTCAACATCTGTTGGAAGAGAACAGCAATACTCGTATAGAGTAGAATGATTTGCTGTTGATCTCTAGAAATTGTGGCTGTACCTGAGCGGGGACTAACAACACCATCAACTTCGATATAGTCTTGTATTAGTCCATCGTTCCAGGCATTCCAAAAGCCATCACGAAGACGGCTCGTCCACTCTTCCTCGCTAACATTAGCGAAAGCGTCCTCACCGGGACTATTCAGGTTATACTGAAGATCAGGAATAAGATCCGTCAAGTCGAGAGAGGCCACAGTCTACTCCTTATAGTTGAGAAAGTTTAGTTTCCTTAAGTGTCTTAGTTGTCTGATCTCCGAGGTTACGCTCTAGTTCAAGATCGGGGCCGACCTTTTCACGCTGAGCTGCGATAGCCTTGCTCTGGGCAAGACTCGCCTCAATCCCGTCTTCTTCAGCAAGTTCAGCTAGGCGATCAAGAAGGCGAACGTTATCAATCTCAGCAATGCTTTTCTTGAAGGCTGTGATAGACTGAGCAAACATCTCACGAAGATCTGACTCACTCTTCACATTAGGTGAGAGTGCGATCTCCTCAAAGTCAGCAGCCGTATCAACAAGCTTGACAGGGGTAAGAGTTCCGTTAGTAAATAGATCAAACTCTGTACCGGGACCCTTGGGTACCTTTGTCTGATTGAAGCGGCGCTCTTCTGATGTCATGCTTACTCGCTCTCCTGGTCCGATGCGGTGGGACTTACGAATATTCGGGGTGTATGGATCCCATAGATCAACATAAACTTCACCCTGATTAAGATTCGTCCATACTTCACGCTCTTCTGTTTCTGACACTACCTTCTCCTTTGTGTATATCATCCTATATACTATAACGGCAAGTCAGTCGAGAATGAACTTGATCTTCCCTGCATCATAGATTCTGTAAAGACCATTCAGTTCTGCTAGCTGAGTCTCAGTCATATCTGCGTGGAATTGTAATTCTGGATCTGACTCGAATCGGACCTTGCGGTAACCGAATTTATGTTCCCGCACTCGACCACCTGATCGAACGTAACTGTAATCTGGATCAAGGATTTCAATCTCCCTGAACCCTGTCTGATAATACAGGTCACCATCTGATAAAGTAAGATCGGCAAAGGTCTTAATTGGTCCATCGTGATCAGCTCTGAATGCCTTGAGAAGTCTTGTGAAGCCTCCTGGGACCGAAGCGCTAGTAGCATAGCGTACAAGATCCCAATCAGCATCCTGGTCTGATACAGACTTCATACTTAGAAGGGCAACGAGTCGCCCTTCGTATCTCAGACCGTAACGATAGCTGGCCGATGTGGACCCTTGGACGTGATAACTATCAAGAAATTCTCTAGCCTCAGGGAGGGGCACTGTTCGATCGATCTCAGTTTTACGAGCGCCAATCTTATCTGAGTTAGAAAGTCTAAGACGGTTCAGTAGCATCGACTCAACAATCGGTCGGCGGAACAGCCAATCATCTTCCCAGATCTGAATAAGCCGGACGCCTTTATCCTTGCAGGCTCGATACTTATCACGGTGATAAAGTCTGCCAACTCGCTGCTCAGAGTGCCAATACAGTCCGTTAAATTCAATTGCTATGTTCTTCGACGGAATATAAATATCTAGTTCTTTCGGTGCAATCAATGATCGATTTGAGCGTTCGATGGGAATATGTGATTCGATAAAATCAGCAAGATCGGATTCAAGTTTAGAAACAAATAATAATTTACCCCTAGTTAAAGAATCTTCTAAAGACCATTTATGTTCAAGAAATCTCGATTGTAAAGTAGAGATATTATCTATGTTACAACGTTTATCTTTTAACCAATCTACTAAAGGTTTACTTTCTCCAAATGCAGAGTAATGAGGTGTATTAAATTTATGATAGTAATCACTGTTCATGGCTGAAACTAAATCCCATCCGTACTGCAATAGTCGACTAGCCAGAAGTTCTCTATCATGATGGATACATCGATAATCTAAAGCCCAGTCAGATAGGCTTTTCACTTCTCCGAATGCTTCGTAAACTGGGATATTATTGACCGGGCGAATAAGAAAATCTTCAATATCATCACCATGCTTAGTCTTTGCATCTTCCATCCGGTGGCGTAACGTTTGTTTTGTCACTAAACATCTCTCATCTTCTAGCCAGGAACGAAATGTCTTCATCTCTCCGAATGCATAGTACCGGCGATCTCCAGGTAATGCTAGCGCTTCTTCTAGAGTCATACCCTCGTCAAGACGACGCTGTAAAAGCTTATAAGATTTAACTTGTGAGCGATCGTCTCGTGTCCAAGCGGTGAGAGATTTAAACTCTCCGTAAGCTTCGTGCATTGGGGCATCAGGAGCCGTAACTAAAGCATCCTCAAAGGACCAACCCAACTGAAGACGAGACAGAAGAGTGGCCCCTAGGACCTGACACCTAGGGTCGCTGATCCAATCTTTAAGACGCTTAGTTTCACCAAAGGCTGTATGAGTCGGAACCGGCTTTGGCCCCTGCGTAATAGCTCGTTCGAAATCCCAACCTGAGGCAAGACGGGTACGCACAGTACGATGATTAGCTACGAACCGTGGATCAGAACGCCAAAGTGCCCACGACTTAGATTCCCCAAAGGCTTCGTAAAGTTGCATAAATATATCCTATCACAAAAGTGGCTACAACGCAAGAAACCGGCCCGAAGGCCGGTTTCTTAACAAAACGGGTAGAAGCTTATGCAGCTACAGATGAATCAACAATTCTGCGAGCGTGGCTCGGGCGAACTACGGTCATGCCGTAGTTCAAGCGCTGCTGCCAGTGCCAGTACTCGGCTTCCTCTTCAACCCATGAGGCTGTACGAGGAGTACCGTAGAGAACTGTCTTACCGACAGACTTACCAACAATCCAGAGTTCATTTCCAGGGAAGTATGAACGACCGTACTCGTCAGTGAAGTTACGAAGCTCGATAATCGGTACACCCTGGAAAGTATCTAGGGTACGGTTATTGAAGAGCTTCTCGTTTGTTCCAGGTAGGAACGAAGTGAAAGTGTTAGAGTTCGTAATCGAGTTACGAAGCTTGTTGATCATGGTCGAACGACCAACGATTACAACAGGCTCATCTACGCTAGGCTCTACGACATCCTTCACGGCATCAATGGCGTTACTCACCTGAGTGAAAGTAAGGTTGCTTGTTGCTGTGTAGTATGCTGAAGATGAAGGAATACCAGCCTGTAGAAGCTTAAGCCAACGACGATTCATTTCTGCATCGATGCGGACTGGAGCCTGAGCTACAACCTTCTGAGCGGTAGGTACGAAGCCTGTCTCAAGGCGGTCAACCTGCTCTACAACGTGGATACCAATCTGGTCCTTCGGAACGTAGGCTGTCTCAGCGTGAATACTTGACTCTTCGATGTAACCACCACGAGCGATGTGGAAAGCGGTAAGACCACGAACCTCAGTCTCGATAGTAGCTAGCTCGGCAAGACCCTTGCGCTCCACGTTTGACATGATCTCGATAAGGTTAGCATGATTAAAACCATACCATACTTCATCGCTGATCTGCTGACCAACCTCACGCACCCAAGCGGGATCGTGAACTAGATCTGCGGCCTCGTTATTCAGAGCGTTAATTTGGTTCTGGAGGTCTTTAATCTTGTTGTCGTCTACTTTAAACATTACATGCCTCCTTAGAAGTTAAGCTCTGCTTCGACAACACCATTTGTCGAATCAACGGATGTTACAACCCACCAGCCATTAGCTGCGGTAGAAGTTTCCTTCCAGTAGCCTGCAGCGTCATTACCATCACCAGGTGTGAGATAATCACCGACAGCTACAGAAGGAGTCGCCTGGCTTACACCGGCTACCATAATGCGGGCCTTAGGATAATTCGCACGGCCAACGTAGCTTGCGCCTGTTGGTGTGTTAATGAAGGCAGCCTTGACACGACCGTTACCACCAGTTACAACCTGTACGGCGTCACCTGGAGTAGCGAGATCTACGTCTGAGAATGTGATGGTACGACCATCGAATCCTACTGCTTCAATGTTTTCAAATACTAGAATGCCGCCTGTACCGACCTTAGGCTTAGCCTGATCACCAGTTGCAAGTGTGACAGTTAGACGACCAAGGCCATCATTACTACCATCAATGAGAACTGGGACACCAGTTGTTAGCTGGGTAGGCCCACCAAGAACGAATCGAGCGCCACGCTCACCATTACGGGGAGACTTACGAAAAACGAAATTACGAGTTGCCATTACTTATCCCCCCTTCAGAGGCTCTTCAGGTTGATGCCAGCAGCTTCAGCCTGTTCAGTTACTGTTCGAATACTTTCGATGAAGGAAATATTCTTTCCTGCATCTTTACGGAGTGTACGCATTGCTGTCTCACGACTTGCGTCTTCTGTTCCGGTCTTAGCTGTTGAAAGCTCTTCCCACTCTACTAGACGATCTGCGAATGCTTCGTCGCTGAGCTGTGCCCAGTCGCCAATGCGCTCTGCGATCTTCTCATCTGAGAAAGATGTCTTTTCCTTGAGAACTGCGATGCGGCTCTCCTTGACAGCTTCGGCCTTCTCCGCTGTATCCTGCTCGTCTACGACGGCCTGAATCCATGCAAGAGAATCAGCTAGAAGCTGCTCTGCGTTTGTTGCCTTAAGTTCAGCAGCATCAAGCTTGTCCTGAACTTCAGCCAGCTTGCTCTCGGCCTCAGCCTTAGCAGCAGCGATCTTTGAATCTACCTCACCGGCAGCTTCGGCATCCTTGAATGCCTTAAGCTCATCACGAATAGGGGCAAGGGCTGCTTCGACTGCAGCATCAAGTTGTTCTTGAGTAAATGTTTTGTCCACTTCACCCCTTTCATCGGGTTCATTAATTACGGTTGGATTACATACAGGACACTCTGTCTTGTGTTTTGCGAGATCGAAATCTGCTGGAGCATTTTCCAGAAGTTCATCATGTGCTTTAATGAGATCGTCCATAGTTGCTCCTTAGTCCTGTCTAAAAAACTTATCGTCTTATTCTTAAATAATGTTTACTTTAGGGCAGCGTGAGTCTGGAGAAACTGCATCTGCAGACTCCACATCAAGTTTTCCCAATCTTTTTCAGTACCTTCAGGATTAGTTGTAGCAATGTCATGAAGGATCTTTTCTTTTTCAGAATCTGTCGTTAGCTTGGAGATCTCTTTTACATCAGCCTGTGTCCAACCAGGACGATTACCAGGCATAATCAAAGCTCCAGCCTTGAAATCTGGCTTATTTAGTTGACGGTAACTAGAACGCTCCTGAATATGTTCACAGTAGCTCTTAGAGTTAGGTCCGGCATAAGCAAATTCCTGGCCACAGCCATTATCACCAGCACACGTAACTGTTTCTGAGACACATTCCATGCTGACAAAGAGTTGGCCCATTTCATAAGCATCAGCAACTTCCTTCATCAATTCTGGGAAGTAGTACTGATAGAATACTCCGAGTGTCTCGATATAAGGATTTAGAACTGAACTAGCCTCGGTAGGGATCATCATCTCTGCGTTAGCCCAGTGACCTACAATATCATGAGCGTGATGGTCAACGTTCATAGGTGAATGTTCAATAGACGGACGGCTTACCTGAAGATCCTCATATGTCCAGTATTGACCATTAGAGTTAGCATTGTCAGCCTCTACATAGCGTGCAAGAATCCACTTATAGTTAGCGTTCTCAACAACATGTTTAGATGCCCAAGAAGCCATATCTCGACTAGTGTCAAGCACGGCTGCCGGTACAGTAAGATAGAAACTTTCTTGCCCTTCAGTAAGAATCGTCATAATTACTCCTGTTCGTCTTCTGGCAGTTGCTCATCTTCTAGTTCTGCCTTACTCTTCTTAACGTCACTCTTTCGTGTAGAGTTAGGTTCGTTCGATGGGCTAGGCTTACCACTAGCTGGGTTTTGACCGCCACCATTTGCATTACCACCGCCAGCGCCAGGTACAGCGCCCGCAGGACCCTGGCCTGGCATCAGCCGTGCACCAAAAATATCCTTGTAAAGTTTCTTCTCACGCTCGACACGGTATGCCTCTTGTTCAAGATCGATATCCAACTCATCCAACATCGTTTGCTGAGAGATGAAGTCAGCCTGAAAGAGATTCCAAATCAGTTCACTGTAGTTAGGGTCGAAGTCAAGGGCAATGCGACGAGGATAGAACGTCATCACGGGGTCACCTTTCAATTCGTCATTCTTCTCCCAGACCTTTTCGATTACCTTATCCATAACAGAGTCACGAATATTGTCACGGCGGGCTTCCATGCTGGCAGCAATGACTTTGAAAAGCTTACTAGAATCATCGACAGCCGTACCAGCAGCGTAGTTACCGGTCTGTAGAATCTGGAAAAGACGAGCCGTAATACGAGAATCAAGAGCATTATGGCGTTCCGGCTGCAGAGTATGATCTGTCTTCTTCGTCAGGATTTCGATATCGATACGGTGATCCGTGATCATCAAGGAGTTACGAGAGTTGGAACGCATCTGAGATGCAACGCCCTGTAGCTCCTGATCGGTAGCGGGCTTCTTATCGTCACCCTTTTTAACGAGCACGATACAGTTCAAGTTACCTAGAATATCTGAACGATCCGACTCACGAAGGTTGTGCTTCAGGTCGAGCAGTTCGAAAACAGACGTCATACGGACATCAGCGAATCTCTGATATGAAGGACGTGATGATGTAATACGCCATACGTTCTCAGGATTCAACACGAAAAGACGGTTAGCAAGATCGATGTCTCGACCGATCAAATCTGCTAAGTCAGCTAGCTCAAACTCATTAGCGGGGACGTAGGGACCTACGAATAGGGATTTCACAATCAGATCTGATGAGTTCAGGCCAACAAGACTGTTCTCAATCTGTCTGGCCTCATACATATCATCAGCGATATACACAAGCTGCTCGTTACCAAACAAGAAGTTGCCCACCGGAATGATCTTCAGCGGATCAAGCGTAGACATACCAGTTGGCACAAGGAGCTTATACTTCTTCTTAGGTGGGCGTCCAGACGGCTGAGTGCCCTTGACTTTGAATTCCTTACGACCCCACTGCACAGCTACGTAGCACTGTGAGATAGTGAAAAGTTCACGCCAGATCTCTCGCATACGCTGAGTAAGATCCAATTGATCTAGGATCTGCTTAGCAATATTGTTCAGGTCATCGTCACCGCATTCAACACCAAGGCGTTTGAATGCGAGCTGTTCTGTAACCTCGACAGCGTTACTGACCACATCATCGTACTTGGCCGCTTCTGCAGCAACACGGAATTGATCGTAGATATTCTCAGGGATAGAGTACTTATCTTGATTAAACGGAGTACTGTTACGATGACGAGAAGAACCCTTCCAAGAGTCTACCCAACGTTCTACACGAGCAAATTCACGGCGCTCTTTTAGAGCCTCGATAATAACTTCGTTCGGTAGACCGGACTCGTTTAAGAGCCCAACTTCACCCTCTAGTTCTTCTAGATCTTCGTCTTCAAACATTGTTACCCCTTAGAAGTCTGCCAATTCAATTCCTCAACTGAATTTACTCTACTGAAAATCTTGAACTGTTCGGCCATTTCGGCCAGGAATGGGTCGAGTGAATCGATCCTAAAGCGATTAAATTTTGGATTAGAGGACTTCACAATCCCCTGGCGAATGAGACTAGCTCTTGCCCTATATGCTGAAATCGCTCGAAGAATCTCTACGAGATCTTCATTTGTATGGAAATCATACACGTCTTTCAAATATCCGATTAACTCGTTTGTGTACTTTTCAATCTGGCTTTCAACTGGATCGGAACTCAAAGTAACTCTCTTCTCTCTCTAGGTAACGGCAATTTAGTATGTAATCATTGCTGGCGGGGTCCATATCTGCTTGTGAGATTCAATCATCTCATCAATGAAATGTGTCTGCCAGGTAAATAGAGCCATTCTCATAGCATCTAGAGTGTGCATCCCCTGTTTTCTCGATGATCGACCATAGGCGTCAAGGGTATTTCCGATCTGTTTAGTCGTGCCAGGTGTAGCCTGGAGTTCATCAATAAGTTCTCTATCATATGGAAGAATAATATTTCCACTATCTACCAGTAATCGAATAGCATCGGTTGATGCCTCGATAAATGGACGCATAATAGCAGCTTTGAGATATCCCTCAGGATCATATTCATCGATTTCAATATCTGGATCAAACCCAACGATCACCTTAGTAGAAAATTGGCAGTCTTTAATACGACCAAGCATATACGAAAGCTCATCATTCTGTCGAACCTGAGCACGCAGATTATCGATCAATGGGAATCCAGCACCAGTAGCATCGAGGGCATAAGCCATTGGCCTATATAGATTCATTAAGTAGATAATTGCTTTAACTTGATCTTCTGGAGAGACTTTACGTAGAAGAAGTCTAGTAATTAATTTTAATACTGTTTCTTGCTTCTTGGGATGCTTATCTTCTGCAAACACAACGATTGAACTTGGACTCTCAGTCCAGCCAAGGTCCATCCCAATCCAAGTCTTCTTATATCTTCCATGAAGTACCGGAATCTTAATAAGATCTTCAATATTTCCAGATATCAAGTCACGAATTTGAGCTTCATCAATAGTTCTATTGTAATAGTCAATAGTATTATATTCGCTATCAAGGTTAGAATCTGTCACAGCCATAAGACGGTGAGCTACGAACATTGGTGAACCAGCGTCAGCAGGAAGACCAAGAATATTACGACGATAGCCTGATGAATCATAGCCACCATATTCTTCAATCTTATCTCTGCGTTCCTTCTCAGTCCAGTTAGGACGGTACATAGCCGGAAGACGAGTGACCGTCCAAGTAGAATTCTTACCAGAAATGTTCTGGTTGAACGTACCACCAATACCGAATGATACCCCATGGCAATTCGAAACAATAATGCCTTCGACTACGTAGCTA